GCCGGGGTCGGAGCCATGGCACTTACGCCCACATCACTTGGAGTGTAGACCTCCGGTACAGGGGTGCCTACGCTGACGTCGGCAACCGTACCTGGAGCGCCGGTAAAACCAGTGCCCGGAGTCGCGGCCAGATCGCCTGCCTTGGTGGTCAAATCTTCAACCGGAATACCCGAAGCCGCCGCGTTTGCAGCAGCAGCCGCATCCGGACCTACTTTATAAGCATCTGGAACCATGTTCGGGAACATGTAGGCCGTGCCGCCAGCCATCACGCCGCTGAGAAGACCACCCTTGAGCGCATCACCAAAGCTCTGTCCGGATGCGACGTTTACTAAAGTAGACGCCGCAGCGGTATTGATGCCGAGCGCCAAAGCTGGCGTGGTTACGCCTAAGATGCCGCCCCCTACACCACCTGCTAATCCCAAACCGCCCGGACCCATCAGCATCGTCGCGCCGATGGTCAGCGCAATACGGCCAATCGGATTCTCTGCAATGGCAGAAACGACGTTCTTGACGGTCTTAACAACCGATTTAACGACTTTCTTTACTGACTTGAATACTTTACTGAAGAACCCGAACTCCGGAAGCCCTGTATTTGGATTGATCGTGCCAGAACCGCCCAGTTGTTTCAGGAGCCGTGCTTCACGCGGATTGATATGCGCAAGCATGGTATCGCCACCACGGCCCATTTGTGCCATCGCTTTGGCGATCGGCTTGAGCTCGGCAACGCCGCCTTCGGCAAACCCTTGAGGCTCTTCCATGCCGCCCAGACTTTCAATGCCTGTGGCGTTCATCGGGGCCGGACCGGTCTGTGCTTCGATCTGATCCAGCGCAGCCGCAAACGCCATGAAGTAGGCAGGATCAAATTGTTCAGGCAGAAGCTCTTCCGGAACCTCTTCCTTCAGCAGCATTTCGCGGATTGCGACATACCCTTCCGGATTTTCCAGCACCGCATCGACAATCATCTGCAACGCAGCCAGCAGTTCTGGCGGCATTTGAATCTGGGATAGGGAATTACGGAACTGCGCAACAAGCTGAGGATCGGCCTCTTCAAGGCCACTCATCATGTCCGTACGGAATTGTTTCGGGTTTGAAGTGGCCATGGACCGCAGCAGTGGATCGTTTACTGCCGGATCTAGTGCCATTGCGCCGCCATCCATGGGGGCATTCGGGAGCCCCATAATCCCTTCCATCGCTTCAGCCATGATGCATACCTTGGTCGTATGTTGAATTTTTGAAAGGCCCGAAACGGCCTGCGCGTCTGGAAGGATCGCGAGATGCCGTGATTATGCCGTAAGCCATTAGTTTCTGTCCACTTCTAGGTAGGACAAATAAAAGTGCACGGTGGCCACGCTGGACTCGACCGTGATCTTGTCCCCTGCCTCTAAAACGCAGGGCACGCCGTTGAACACGTCAACCGTGCCATCGGGGGAAATCGGATAGCCTTTGAGCAGGTAACGCTCGGATCCCCCGTCGTCGTATTGGGAAACCGTAACAGAAGCGGCTGATGCGTTTGCGTTGGTCACGCGCAGAGAGCGCAGAATCGCGGTATTTGCCGCCGGGACGGTATACAGGTCAGTCTCGGTTGTCGCGTCAGGGACCAAATGGTCACGGAAATACTTATTAGCCATGTTCGATCCCGAAAATCATTAAGGTTACAGATGGTGTACCGGGGCAGAATGTCTCAGCTGCGTATGCCTCAAGCGCGGTATCAAGATCGTCCACCGCCCACATTGCTTCGAGGTAGTCACCTTTGTCTACCTCGAATATCGCTGAACGAGCCACAGTTTTGGCTTCATCGTTATCGTGCGTCGTGATCCGCATTGTGGAACCCGGAATATCTACGCCATTGACTCGAGGCCAGAACCAAAATGTTTTTGCATTAGCCGACTGGGAAGTCAGCTGCGCGGTGAAGTCAATGTAGTACTTCCCGGCCTTGGCAAACTCGATTCGGCTGGTCGGAGATCCGATGGAGATGTGCTTTGAATACGCAGTGGTGTCCCACGTAATTGCCTTAGCGGTATCCGTCGAAGTGTGCGTCTGGTCGGTGAAGTCCTGAAACGCGCCGTAGGCAAAATCACCGTAGTCCTCCAGCACACCACGGTTCGCCATGCCCATCGCACCACTGAACCAGTCAAGTGTCGTCTGGTTGTTTTCTGTGATTTGAGGGGTATAGGTTGTATTGAGCTGCAGAACAATTTGTTCTAGCGAGCGAACAAGCTGATCAAACTGTTCCGCGTTGTATTCTTTCGGAGCAGCATTGGGTAAACGAACGTTAAAGATCTTGCTCATCGCAAGCCATCCGGTACCACATCAACGCGCAACGTGCCGTAACGCCACTTGCTGCCTACCTCATCCGACTCAATACGCACTGCAATCTGGCGGCCACGCGCACGCGTATCCACTTTCTGCGTCGTCGGCGTAATCGTATGCGGAGACAGTGAACTTGGGCTGGCCGAAGCCTGCGGATACGGACGCAAGTAAAGGTTGACCGTAAGATCACCGACCTGTTCTTTAAAGTCCGGAATAAACCGCTTCATCAGCAACATAGTGTCGCCATCGCCGATGTCGAAGTAACCGGAATAAATAAACGATGAGATTGCAGCGCCGTTCGCATCAGTCCCTGTTTCTTGGTTCCAGACAATCGAACGTCCAGCCGTCAAGCCTGTCGGGTTACTGCCGCCTGAAGGCGTTACCGTACTGGTCGGTAAGAACTGCGCGGCGAGCGGGCTTGGATAGACCGTACGATCGGTCCATGCTGTACGTGGCATGCTGCCGATGGACCAACAGTTTTCGAGGTAATTGTAGGTGACAAACCGATCCAAGTAGTCAGACGTAAACGAGCAGTACCACCACGTGACTTCATTGAACTGCGAGTTCAATCCAACGTGAACCTTGGTCCCTTGTACTTTATTCAAGTCATCGAACACATAGTCCTGCACAGTACACGGAATCTTCTTTACCGTACCGTCGAACATGTAGAAGTCGTCTTTGCCCATCCAGAACGCAATACCGTTCACGTCAATCGACGCATGCGGGCCGATCAAACCGCAGTTCACGCCGAGCTGCTGGAAACCAAAGGTATATGGAGGCCCAATATATTGCATGCCATGCAATGAGGTATCCGTATGGATGAGAATCTGACCACGGGAACGGATGGCAGAGATGATCTCATTACCATCCGTGAGGCGCTGACCGCCTGCAGTATTGGTGACCGTTTCGGTAAACGTGGTGATGTTTTCTTGATCAGAGAAACGCACAAACATCGGGTCTTGCGTTGTGCTCGTTCCTACAGTCGTTTCGGTGCCAAAGCAAACCAAATGCCGGTCTGGGGTAGACACCAGTGCATACGAACTTTTCGTGGGTGCCCCAGCAAGGGCCGTGGCCCGTGTTCCAACGCCCAAGCTCGTATCAAAATAGTACGTCGGGCCATTGACCAACTGACAAACCACGTCTTCGCCGTAGTTGTCGAATTGCCATACACGAGAGTACAACTGCGTGCCTACTGAAGCCGGACGTGGAGTACCCCAGGTCGAAGCACCCCAGCTACCGGTACCCCAACCAAAGTCAAAGTAACTGATGTTGGAGCCGACGTTGATCTGATACGTGCCCACGACAGAAGCGCCGCCATCGCCAGAATCCGACGCATTGGCCGCGATTGGAGAAGTAATCTCATACGTGTCGGCGTCCACGATAAACGTGACTTCCCACTCCGCATTCAATACCGTGTCGGTAATCACGCCGCCGAGAGAGGTTGCGCCGCTGTAGGTGACAAAATCCCCTTCAATCGCACCGTGGCCGGTGTGGGTTACCGTAATGGTCGTTGATCCATCTGTCGCGGCAAACGTGACGTCGCCCGCAGACGTGGTCGTACGGATAGGCGTGATGTCGGTCCAGACGCCGCCATAGGCCACGTACAGCTTTTTGTTTGTGCCGACAATGACGTAAGGCGTGCCATCAAGCGCGGTCCACGGGAAGACCTCGCTGATCATGCCGATCAGGTACTGTTCTTCCTCATGAAACGGGGTCCACCCACCGATTTTCTCGGGCAGCCCATAGCGAAAACGAATGTAATCACCGTCGGTCCACCCACCTTCGGCGCCATATTCCGTGTTCTGCTTATCAATGCCCGGTTTTAGGGCCAACTTAAAGAAAGACATTGTCAGGCCTTTGGTGGTGGATCTTGCGCGATTTTCGCATCAACGGCGTCGTTTGTCATGGGCGGATGCAGACCACTTCCGGGTCTAAACATGGGCGGAAGGTCAGGTTTTGATACCAATGGACCTCGTCCTTGGTCATGGTCAACCTTCGCAAGTCGCTGCAGCCAGTTAATCCCCAAGCCAAAACGATCGCCACCAAGAGCCATAACACGGCATCCTGAGCAATGTCTTTCGCAGGTTTCACGTGAAACCTATTTCTTTTTGGCCTTCATCAAACACTTGCCTGCTGCTTTGCACTTTGCAGGGGACTTGCAACCCGCGCAGGTTTTGAATGCTGCCCCGCCCTTTTTGTAAGCCATCGGCTTTTTCTTCATCATGACTTTTTCCTCTTCTTGGTGGTTTTAGCAGATTCCTTGAATGCCTTCGCCGTCGGTGCGCCCTTCGATCCCGGCTTTCTCATTTTCTCGCCAGATCCCGCTTTAATGCGTTTCCGCTTGGCGTGAATATTGGCGTAAAGTCCTGTCTTGGCTACCATTTTTTGCAGCTCCAATACCGAGCAGACAGTTTGCTTGGCGGGTTGGTGTCACACTTGTGACGTGCACGGAAGGACTTGCGACGAGCCGGTTGGTCCTTCTTGATGCTCATCTTGGCATCGCCGAACCGAATCGTCTTGGTCGTATCGCCTTCCTTCGCAACGACAATGAACTTCTTGGTCGGGTGACCAGGCGTACGCTTGGGCTTGTTATAGCCGGACACACCTGCGCGTGCGAGTTTTGGGTCTTTCGTAGCCATTAGCTCTTCCCGAGGTAAAAGCTGCCCGCGGCGAGGATTGAAATTTTCAACCACTCGTAGTGTACAAGGGCGTTTTCCAACTTGATGTATTCGGTCTGGGTCTTGGTGGTGTCAAACAAGCCGAGGAAGTTAAAGCCCGTGGTGCGATCTACCGGGACATAAATGTCC